CACTGCCGTCTGAGCTATCGGATTGATCCGCGACAACTCCTTGATAAGCCGACCCTTAAACATAGTCCACTTACCAACATCGATCGAACCCAATGAAATGTCTGTCATCTCCTTGAATATGCGCTCATAAATTGCTTGGCTGGCAAACGAAATGTCTACCACCACGCCACCCCCACCATGTTCGGAGAGGGTCTTGAGAGCCTTTTCAGTGAGATAGAACTTCACCGATTGGTCGAGCTTAGGCACTTCTGTCCGCACAGTTAAAGTACCAATATGTGGCTGGAGTGCGGCAAAAGCCGTAGTTGCTCCAGCAAATGCGCTCGGATCATGATCGTCGCGATTGGCGATTCTGTTGAGAAGCTGATGGCCCACAGAGGAACCATACGCACGCATCAACAGACTGACAGAATACGGCAGCTGCTCGGCTGCATAATACTCGGTCTTCGCCTCGACAGGTACGATCTGCGGATTTTGATCCGGAAGCGCCGCCCGTTGTCCCGGTTGACAAACGGACACTGAGGAAACCGCCCCGACTGCGTGGGTGGTGGCTTCGATGAGGGCTGGGTTGCGTCCCATGGAAATTTTGGCTCGAGCCTCGAAAAGAAGCATCAAATGCGGCAAATCCGCTGTCAGCTTCATCACGATGTCATAAGGACAAGACTTTGGCGCCTTGTTCACTGGAGTGCCATCGCAAATCTCGACTTTCGATCCAAAATTCTCCAATATCTTCTTGCTATCCAGCTGAGGGTTTTGACTCTTCAACACCGATACTCTCTGGTGCAGAATCAAAGCATCATCGAGGAATTGCTTGTTCAACTTTAGTGCCACCGGACGCAATTCGACAAGAGCGTCGAGTGCGTCCTCAAAGTCATGCTCGACTAGAAGAGCAACAACCCGCTGGAATGACAAAAGCTCCGTGTAGTACGCCTCTGAGAATTTAAAATCAAATTCCCGTACGGCTTTTAAGGCTTTCCGAACGTGAGAATCCAAAGGACCTTCATGAGGAAGGACGTTTGGAATCGCGTTTGGAGCGCCATAAAAGTTCGCAAGCAAACTCACTCTTCTTTTGATCCCGACGATTTGTTTGATCATCGGGTCA